CATGGCGTTGCAAGCCATCATCAATCAGACGCGCAAGCCTGACAAGCTAGTCATCTTTGATGATAACGACGAGCACCAAGACCTGCGGTCAGATCCGCTTTTCTCCCAGTTGTTTCGCATCCTTGACCAAAAGGAAATTGCTTGGGAGTGGCTCTTTGCCGGCAAGAAAGGTCAGCATCACAATCATCAGATCGCTAACTGGATGGGCTACGAATGGGTATGGCGCGTTGATGATGACGCCCTGCCCGAGCCAAACGTCCTGCAGAACCTCTTAAAGCACGCAGCACCTAACGTCGGCGGTATTGGCGGCTCAGTGTTCACGCCACCACATAAGTTTGAAGGCGACGCCACAGGCAACATTAACAACATTTACGCTGAACCCAATCCGCAGTGGCAGACCATTAAGAAGGTCAAAGAGGTTGACCATCTGCACTGCACGTTTCTCTACCGTGCTGGGATTTACGACTACAACTTAGGGCTGTCTCGAGTCGCCCACAGAGAAGAGACGCTCTTCACCTTTGGCTTAAAGCAGAAAGGCTACAAGCTGCTTGTCGTACCAAGCGCAGTGACATGGCACCTAAAGGCTCCATCGGGCGGTATTCGCATGGGAAGCAACGAATCCATGTTCGCGCATGATGAGCAGATCTTTCGCAATACCATGGCCTTTAAGGATCATACGATTGTGGTGCTCAACGGTGGCATGGGTGACCATTTAGTCTTCTCTCACGTCCTGCCGGCGATTAAGAATCCCGTGGTGTTTGGTTGCTACCCGGAGATCATTCCGTCAAAATCCATTGCTGAAGCCCAGAGCCTGTTTGGTGACATCGAAATGTTTAACATTTACGGCAAGATGAACCGCTGGAACTGGAAATCAAGTCTGGAAGATGCCTACCGGAAGCTGTACACATGATCTTGATCGCGCCTTATGCCAAGCAACTGAGAAATGGCAAGCAAAATCCCAAGAATTATCCGTTTTGGGATGGCGTCATTCGCTTGCTTGCAGGCCATAAGATTGTCCAGATCGGCATTAGCGGTGAAAAACCTTTAGTTGAAGACTTCCGGCCAGACTTGCCGATTGCAGAGCTTAGAAAGCTCCTGCAGGCCTGTGATACATGGATTGCTTGCGACTCCTTTTTCCAGCACTTAGGCTGGGACGAGGGTAAGCCTGGCGTCGTATTGTGGTCAGTTTCTGATCCGCTGATCTTTGGCCACCCAGAAAACATTAACTTGCTTAAAAGTCGTGACTGCCTCGCTCCTAATCAGTTTTTATGGTGGGAGCAAACCGAGTACGATGCAAGCAAATTTGTTGAGCCTTCAGTTGTTTTGAAGGCCGTTGATTCACTCATTCTTGAAACGGTATTGGGGTAAGCATGGCTGCACCAAATTACACGCCGATCCAGCTTTATAGGACAAATACAGCGTCAACAACAGCGCCTGATGCTGCAAACCTAAACGCAGGTGAGTTGGCCATCAATTACAACGATGCAGGCATGGCACTGTATGCCAAGAACACATCAGGCACCGTTAAAAAGCTCATCAACAACCCTGCTGGCCTAACTTATCCAGCGGCTGATGGCTCTGCCTACCAGGTAATCCAGACTAATGGCTCAGGCACGATGTCCTTTGCGCCATCTGCCTCTTCGGTTTTGACCTCGCAGGGCGATCTGCTTTACGCCTCTGGTGCCAATACGCTTGCAAGACTCGCCAAGAGCACCTCCGCCACGCGTTATCTGTCCAACACGGGAACCAGTAACAACCCAGCATGGGCGCAGATTGACTTAACGAATGGCGTTACAGGCACATTACCTTATGGCAACGGCGGTACAGGGGTAAGCGCTGCTGCAACTAACGGCCAGCTACTGATAGGCAATGGCTCAGGTTTTACCCTGGCCAATATCACGGTTAGTCCGCCATTAAGCATTTCCAACACGGCTGGCGGTATTGCTCTCTCAGCCTCGGGCCTCGGCACAGGTGATGTGATTGGCCCTACTGGCGCAACTGACCGGGCACTTGCTATTTATGATGGCGCCACCGGCAAGATCCTCCAGAACTCAACAGCCACGCTAACCTCGGCAGGATTCTTGACGGCTAATGGCTTGACGTTTCCTGCCTCAGTTGTGTTGTCGTCAGACCCCAATACGCTTGATGATTATGAAGAGGGGACTTTTACACCAACATTCACAAGCACATTTATTCAGCTTGGCGATATTGTCGTTACCTATAGCGCAGGAACTCAAAAAGGTTTTTACGTCAAGATAGGTCGAACCGTCTTTTTTAGCGTATTCCTCGCCACCAATACGGTGACGGTTGTTGGTTCAACAGGAACAGCGTTAAGTATGGCCGGATTGCCTTTTGAAGTTGGAAGCACGCTCGGCATGTATACCTATGTTTCTGTAGACAACGGGTATTTTTGGAATACAAATGCTCCATCCTGGTTTTACCCAACCGCTGGCACTACAGAGGCGTCACTAGGTTATAAGACCGCGCCCAATTCAACGTCAATGAACCCCCTTCTTGATAGCAGCTTGTCAACGACAGGAACGGGAAGAAACAACCTTTCGGTTCAAGGCTTTTATATAACCAACGTCTAAGAGGCCAGAGATGATTAGCAAAGAAGTCGTGATTGACAAAATTGAAGTGCTTGAAAGCGGGACAGTTCAAATTCGCCAGGTAACCAAAATTATTGAAGATGGCGCTGAGCTTTCTAGGTCGTTTCATCGCTGGGCATTATCACCAGGACAAAACATTGCAGACCAAGATGCACGCGTTCAGTCCATCTGTAATGCTGTCTGGACGCCAGAAGTTGTGTCAGCTTATCAGACCGCCCTTGCGGCTACCCGTGAGCAACAAGCTGCCTAATAGACCATGGATACGATTGAGACCAAGCATGCTGTATTAGAAGCAAGGGTGAGTTCTCACGAGAAAGAATGCGCTCATCGCTACAAAGCCATTACTGAGCAGCTAGATAAAGGCGATAAGCGCATGACCAAGATCGAGTATTGGATCTGGGCCGTGTTTGCTGCTGTTCTTCTCGGACCGGGTGCTGCGGCTGAATTCGTTAAAAAGCTATTGGGAATCTGATGGACGATAAAACTCACGAGTTAGCAGTCCTCAAGGCTCAAGCAGCTATTAGGCTGGAAGAGCTTAAAGCACAGGACTCTGCTAAGGAAGTTGCCGGTAAAGCGATTGGCTCTGATGGGCTGCTTTATATCTTCCTGATCGTACTCGTTGGTGTTGGCGCATCTCTGTTTCTTGAAGGCGAAAAGATTGCTGCTGTTATGGGGTTACTCGGTGCTTCATTGACTGCTTTGATTCAGATGCTCAACGGCATTGCAGGCACCGCTGCCAAGCAAGAAAAGCCAGAGTTTGATGTCATCAAGGATCTTATCCACCGCTTAGACAAACTGGACCGAGCCGAGCAGCCCATGCAAGTGGATGTTGAAGGCTCCAAGGTCACGGTCAAGAAGGGTGCCGATCAAATTACCGCAAAGGGGTAAGCATGTTTGAGTTACTTGGCGGTGGTCTTCTTGGTTCTATCTTTGGTGGCTTATTCAGGCTCGCCCCTGAAGTGCTTAAGTTTCTCGACAAGAAGAACGAGCGTCAGCACGAGCTATCCATGTTCCAACTCCAGACCGACCTCGAGAAAATGCGGGGCGAGTTCAAGATGGAGGAGAAGTATGTTGACTACAGCATCCAGCAAATGGATACGATTAAGGAGGCATTTAAGGAGCAGGCCGCAACCGCAAAAGAGGCTGGCTGGTTCGCTTCTTTTGTCACTGCTATTACCCGCCCCGGTCTTACTTGGATTGCTTTTGGCGTATATGTGGCTGTCAAAGCTGCTGGCTTAACGATTGCCTTTCAGACCAACGCTAACTGGGCTGAGGTCTTAACCAAGTCTTACGACGAAGATGACTTCGCCATGTTGAACATGATGCTCACGTTCTGGTTTGTAGGACGATCTATAGAGAAGTACAACAAGTCGTGAATGAAGCCAAGAAGCTTTGCAAAGATGTTCTCATCAAACCCTTTGAAGGGTTGGCAAAGCGTCTGCCTGACGGTCGTGTAACGGCTTATCCCGATCCTGGTACTCGTGGACATCCTTGGACGATTGGCTGGGGTGCTACCGGCCCAGAAGTCAATCCTGGAACCATCTGGACTATGGAGCAGTGCGAGGACGCCTTAGATCACCACGTTGAGTATTTTGTGCGTGGCCTACTCAAGATGTCACCAAACCTGTCAAAAGCGCTCCCAAGACGTATGGCTGCGGTTACTTCGTGGGCTTACAACTGTGGCCTTGGTAATTACCGTGTCAGCACCTTCAAAAGACGTATTGATGCTGGCGACTGGGATGGCGCTGCCGATCAGTGCCTGCTGTGGAATAAAGCTGCCGGTCGCGTGCTCCCAGGACTAACCCGTAGGAGGGCGGCAGAGGCCGCATTAATGCGATGAGTTCAGCAATTAAGTCAGATCCGGCCAAGTGGAAGCGCATCGTCGCTTCTGTTAAAGCCTCCGATAAAGGCGGCTCACCAGGCCAATGGAGCGCCCGCAAGGCACAATTAGCGACTCAGAGGTATAAAGCCTCTGGCGGGGGTTACAAAGGCCCTAAAAAAGCGGATAATTCGCTCTCAAAGTGGACGAAGGAAGACTGGGGAACGAAGTCGGGAAAGCCGTCCACGCAAGGTCCAAAAGCAACCGGCGAGCGGTATTTGCCGAAAGCGGCACGAGAGAAGCTCACACCTTCTGAATACGCGGCAACCACGCGAGCCAAGCGTGAAGGAATAAGGCAGGGCAAGCAGTTTGTTCCGCAGCCTGAATCGATCAAGAAGAAGGTGTGGTAATGACAGTCGCTTATGCAATGACGTATGACAGCCTCGTGCTGGATATTCAGCAGTACCTTGAACGGACTGATGATGCCACGCTCGAGCGTATTCCTACCTTTATTGGCTTGGCTGAACAGGTTATCGCAAGCCAGATTAAATTCTTAGGCAACCTCACTGTAGGCAATGCCACTATGACAGCAGCCAACCCTGTCATTGATAAACCGGCTCGTTGGCACAAAACGGTCTCCATGAATATCACGGTGGCCGGCAAGCGCTATCCTGTCCTGCTACGAAAGTATGAGTACCTGCGGGAATACTGGCCAGATCCCACGCAAACAGGCGTGCCTAAGTTTTACTGCGATTACGATTACACGCACTGGTTCGTAGCACCTACGCCTACGCTGGCTTATAACTTTGAAGTGCTTTATTACGAGCGCGTGCAGCCGCTGAGTTCTGCCAACCAAACGAACTGGTTTACGGTCTACGCACCGCAGGCATTGCTTTATGGCTCCTTGCTGCAAGCCATGCCTTTCCTGAAGAACGACGAGCGCCTACCGATGTGGCAGGCTCAATACGACGCCATCATCCAAACCCTCATGGCCGAAGACAAGCTGCGTATCGCTGATCGTCAGGCCATTGCCGCGGATAGTTAATCATGAGCTACACAAGCCCCTTTGCTGGCGACGTTGTTCAGCCAACCGACGTTTCTTATGAGCAGATCGCCCTAACATCAACGACGGGCACCATACAGCTTGTCTGGCCTATCAATGG